AAAAGGGGGGGATAGGGTCGAAGCGATTAGTGATGTTTGGGATTGGTTCGGGACCCCTGGCCCGGAGGGCCAGGGGTAAGAGAGTTAATCTAATAAGACCATGTAAGCTTCGGCATTGTGTTTTCTAAACCAGTTGATGTCGGCTCGTACCTTGTCCCATAGTTTAGATGCACCGTCAAAACCTGCGGCTTTGTCTTCTAGTGTAGCTGCTAATTCATTCATAAATAATCTATCATGAATAACAGCTTCTTTTATTGTTAGTTCAATAGATTCACCTGTGAATCTATTCTTTCTTTCTTCTGTAGTTTTTAATGTCATATCTTGGATAATATAGGATAAGTCTAACATTGTCAACCTACTTTCTTTTCAATGATCCATTGACTCCAATGCCTTGTGTTATCTTTTACTGGGTCCTTGATTGGTGTTTCTAGTGGCTCTCGTCTGGGTGCTAGTGCAATGATACCTTGAATGTTATGTTCAACAAATTCCATTAAACAAGATTGATTACAAAAGTAATTGCCCCAATGTCTAAACCAATAACCCTCAACAGGGTGGGTGTATTTTACTTTCATTGTTCTTAATACTTTGTTTCCTTTACTGCCTCTCACTCTTGATTGTGTTGTGTGAGTATGGCAGTTCGGACCATGGCACCAATTAAAGGTCATATTGAAACCACCATTCCAACGATCGCAGAAACTATAATTACTAGTATATAATATTCAGCATCACTCATCATTAGTGCCTCACTTTCCAAGATGTAGTCGCAGTTCTATATCCATGTGCGTCTAAATCATAATAAACATAATAAG